CTGGCACGTAACACGGTCGCTGGCCGCCGAAAGATCGACGGTGGCGAGGGTGTTGTTCCTAGACCCGGCGAGGCAGAGTTCTTGGTTTCGGGATTGGTCTCGAAAGTTGACGAATCCCAACAACCAGGAGCGATGCACTCGTCGGCAGAAGTAGTGCCAAATGTTTTGTTGGCACCACTGGTGTTCTGACGGTTCCGCGGCAATAAGTCGCGGCCCGGCAAAAGTCTTGGGAACTGCAATGAGTCTACTCGGTCGATGAGTTCTTGATTGAACTCGTTGAGCCGGTGTAGAGCTCGTGCAACGGGCAGCCCAACTGCTGAAATTGTGAAAACCAAAATCAGCAAAAGGGAATTCGGATTCCAGAGGTTTTGACCAATTCGTCCAACAGTACTTGTTGTACGGACCGGTCGCCTCTGAGATCGCGCCTGGGCCATGTCTGAACCTCCAATCTGCGGGTCTGTACGACCCTAGGGTTGAGGTGATCAAGCCGGACACAGTGTCAAGCTTGGTCAAGAAGAGAGATACGTCGAGTCTCCTACGAGGATTCTCGATAGAGCGTAGGCGGTCCTTAAGCAGCTCCGACTTACTAAAACCATAGTAAGGAGGATCTGCCGCAAGATCTTCTGGCTCAACAGCATCCCAATACCTTTCGGGTACGGGTAGCTGCGTATCTGTGTCGATAAAGTCTTGAACGGATTCCAAGACCTTCTCGTCACTGCAGGCGTAGTCAGCCTTCTTCGCAGCAAAATAAATTTGCCGCAAAAAGAAGACTGCTTCAACACTGCAATCTTCTCTCAGACTGCCAGATTCGTCAAAAACAAGTAGGTAGAGCCCCCGAAGAAACTTCGGGACCACTACCCAGGGAGAGACCCTCTTTGTCAGAGGTAGCCCACCCTGAATGTACTTGCCATCAGAGAGACACCTATCCAGGTGCTTTCCGATTGCTGGGAGGTACTCGAGATAAACTCGAATACCTCTGTGCTTGACGAATCTTTGGAGACGTTTGAGATCTCTCTCAAACTCGCTCTCCAACGTCGGGAACGTGTACGCGGCATCTGCAAGCAGAGCCTCATACACACGCTCGAGCTCCTTGACATGGCAATTAGACATGAGGATTGGTTAACTCCTTTCCTGATGTCCCATGCTGTCAGGTGCGCACTCAACAACCTAGTGTAGAGTCTACCGGTTAACACTGGTGACGACGAGTCACCAAGGCTGAAGTCCCATCTCATGATGGTTCTCCTGCCACAAGGTGTTAACCCTACGACTCCCACCCGAGTAGGCTGCTCAGAAAAGCATTGGCAGTCGCGATGCTGAGATCAGCAACCGCGTCGCCAATCTCTACTGAGGTGTCACTGGGCAATTGCTCAATGACAAAGTAGAACTTTCGTTCATACTCAGCCACCTCGCCGGCAGCGAAGATGGTCTGCACAACTTCAAAGTTGTGCCGATCATACGCTGGCCGCCCGTTCTTCGCAGCCGTCACCGAGTGACGGACGCGAGCCCGGTACTGCGAGGTACTGTTTCGGAACAAGTACTCAGACGAGTAGTTGTCCTGGTTGACTTTCACAAGAGTAACGTCTCCGCTACTCAGGGGAAGTACGAGTGTGTCGCCTAACATAGGAGTTCTCCTAGCGTCTCTTTGCACTGATAACGGCCTAACGCCGCCGCAGTGCGGCTAGAGACGCCAGGATCGACCAGTGCTTGCCCGTAAGGGCAGGCATGTAGGGAGTGGGAAGTGGTATAATCGGCACGGCAGGAAACCGTGCCTTGTGGACGCGCTTCCAGTTAAAAGACTGACTCAAAACGTCAGTCTTCCACTGGGGCTCATCCTCGCGCACGCGGATGACGGCCTCCGAGGTGGAGGTCTGCATGACGCATGGGCGACTCCAGGTACAACCGACTGAGTTGTTCGAAGCTGAGATCAATGTCCCAGTATTCGAGAACCAGTCGTAGAACCAGCTCCATGGGAGAAGTTCCCAAGCTGCTTCTAACGCGCCGTGACTGTTTATCCCGGACATGGTTCGACGAGTGAACTTCATTAGTTCACGGTCTTCCATGTCTAAGATAGTGGAGCTTGACTGGACTTTCCAGTTTACGCTCCCCCATCTCTTGCGGGTGTAAACATTCTGGCGTGTGCCGTTGATCAGAAAAGCATTACTATGTAACAATACATTGTAAGGCTGATCTGCCCACGACTCTGTACCTAGATTACACCGCTTCTTAATGTAACCCACATCTCTAAGTCGTTTCAGTTCTTTGAATCGCTTATTAGCAGATTCTACGAACTTGCACAGCTTAGAGACATCACTAATCATTGGCCGGAGCCCCCACCGCCAGGACAAGTGTCCTTTCGCGGTGTCGCGGATAATACCGCGGCCCCAGCCTCTGACTAGATCAGGAAGGTCCTTCAACTCGCCTAGGCTCGCCGGCACGTTCACATGTGGACGTGCAGGGTTGCACTTTGCGAGAATCTGCCAACCAATGTCTTGTAGCTCACCCGTGTTAGGGTCAGCATACACGACGGAAGGCAGATTTGCGCTGTTCGCGTGATAGCCAATCGGATAATCCTCATAAATTTGAGTGATTGCTCCGGTTGTGCTAGACTTGAACGTCGCATTGATTACAGGGGTGCTTTTGGTATGGATGTGAATACTCAACGGGTTTACACCCGAGAGATTCCCAACTATATCATCACACGTCCTGTAAACGCCGACAGTCATTGTCGAGTAATACCATTTACCCAATCGCCATCTCCGACCAGTAAAATCGGACATGTCGTTCAGGTAACGGCTTCTCGGCGTTGACATTGGCACGGTCCTTCGCTACGGGGTTACATCCCTAGGGGAACCATACAGGTTTCCCGAGCGACCTTTGAGAGATCATCTCGGTGCACCCCCCCACAAG